AAAGCTATAGATGATATGATTAAAGATAAAGATAGATGAGAAAACCAAAACCATATAGTCAACTTAAGGGAGGAGTAGGAAAAAGTCCATTAACTATGAAAGGACAAGTAAAATCTTCTCCAGCGAAAGCGCTTCCTGCATTACTTCCTTTACTTGCAAACGCAGGTGTAACTTTCGGACTTGGAAACTTACTTCTTCCACACGCGGGAGTGTTTTCATCTAAAGGAAGAAACTGGATGGTGCAAAGTGGTAAAGGTCTTTTTGACGCTGTTACAGTTCCAGCATATAACCATAGAGATTTTGGAAGTGCTTTTAGAGCTGCTAATGAAGATTTAGGACCTGGAGAAGTGTTTAGATGGAATGGTAAAACATATAAAACCACTAGACAAGATGAATATCCAGACGCTGCTACTAGAGATTTTTGGGAAAATAAAGTTTTTGATTGGGACATGGTTAAGGATAATCCTGAAATTGTTGAAAAAATGAAGGAGTTATGGATAGATGCTGGGATGCCTATAATTACTGATGAAGAAACATTGCTTGGAGGAAAAACAAATAAAGATAGACCTATGGTAGATTTACCACAAACAGCAATGTCAAAAGATGGTACAACAGTTATATACGCTCCAGGAGGAGCACATGATTTTATAGTAGAACTTGTTCATTTAAAAAGTGGTTTAAATAGAGATATGGATCCAGACCACGAAGAAATACAAAGCGGTAAGTATACGCAGATGGAAGATTACTTTACAACTACCACGCTTCCTGCTATTAAAAATATGGATTTAGGCGTTGGTGATTTATTAAAACCGTTTACATCTAAAGGAAGAGATCAACTAACTAAAAGATTTAATGAAGAATTAGCTCCTTTTTATGATAAAGAAAGTACGAGTGAAGAAATGCATCACTTTAATGATTTTGCTAGAGATAAAGATGGAAATTATATAGTTGGTAATAGTAATTTTATTGGTTGGAGTGAAGAAGAGTTAGATGAGCAAGGCAACCCAGCTTTGTGGATTTATAATGAAGATGGAGAAAAAACAAAACAAAGATTCTTCTTTAGTGCGGGTGAATGGAAAGGAACAGAAGTGAAAAATGAAGATAGAATACGTAAGGCTTATTTTGCTAAAATTAATTATTCTAAAGATTATAAAGATTTAACTGGTGAAGAGAGAGAAATAATAGATACTTTAGCAAATGATCCTAATGTACCAACACCTACTAATTTTCACGAAATAAAACATGAAGACGGTAGTGTTTCTACATTTAGAGATTTAAATTTAAATCTAACAGGAGAAGGAGATGATTGGTTTATGATGACCATGCCATATATAGTAGGTAAAAATGGAGAGATTGGAGGTAGTGATAGTTATCATTTAGCTTATCTAGGTATAGATCCTTTATACACCGCAAAGGAAGGTTTTAACTTTAAAGACTTCGACGCATTATATACCGCTAAAAATGGTTATGCCCCTGGAAATAGACTTAATACATTGCAAATGGGGTCTCAAGAAAGATTAGATTATTATAAGTCTAGAGGATGGAATCCAGACGTAACAGTCGCAGATGTACCGTTTTATGCTGATGGAACTCCAAATCCTAATTATGATAAAAGCATGACAGAGGCTCAAAAGAACTATAAAGAGAATATTGCGTCTAAAACTAATCCTCTTGATAATTTTGATTTATATGGATCTGGAACAACTACTAGGGCCGAGGCTTATAATAATCCAGGTATAAGTGGCATGAAGACAAGAAGAGGTATATTTAATACTCCACTAGATAGATCTAAATTAGTATATAACGAAACTACTAAAGAAAAAGAAGAGGTTGGTAAATTATTAGATATATCTATTAGTCCTGATGATTATCACTTATTTTCAGATATTGGAACTTATAAAGATCAATGGGGTGATATTTTAAGTAGCGCTAAGGATTTAATAATGAATGACCAAATATATGATGGGCAAACAAACGAGAGAGTAGAGTGGGGAGAGGGACAAAAAGAAGAATATTTACAAAAAATAAACAACGTAATAGATGGCATTTAAATTAGGAAGAAAATCAGGACCTTTAATGGAAAAAGGGCAAATAAAAGGTAGTATGTCTTATAGAAATAAAGATGATAATTCTATACCTGGAACACCTGTATATCGTAAAGATTTAGAGGGAGGAGTTTTAGGAGAATCTAATAACGATGGATCTATATTTATAAATGAGAATCTACAACCTGGAAGCGATCAAGAGAAAGCTGTTATTGCTCATGAAATGTTTCATCAGACACAAATGAAAACAGGTAGATTGAAATATGATGATGACTCTATAACTTGGGATGGTGTTAAATATCCTAGAAGAGATGGCTATATAGAGTATCAAGGTAAGTATATGCAAGAAGGAAGTAAAGAGTTTCCTTGGGAAAAAATGCCTTGGGATTAGATAAAACAAATAAATTATGAATATATTAGGAAAAATATTTTCAGGCGGAGCTAGTGATTTAGTAAAAAACGTAGGAGGTGTTATTGATAATCTCCATACTTCTAAAGAAGAAAAGCTTGAGGCTGAAAAGAAAATTAAAGACATGATAATGGGTTATGAAGCTCAAATGCAAAAAGAAGTTTCAAACAGATGGGGCATGGATATGAATTCAGACTCTTGGTTATCAAAAAACATAAGACCTTTAGTTCTTATATTTTTAGTAGTATCAACAGTGTTGATGATATTTATCGATGCTGGTGTTATTGCTTTTGAAGTAAAAGACACTTGGGTTGATCTATTACAATTAGTATTAATAACAGTGATTGGTGCCTACTTTGGTGGTAGATCACTAGAAAAAGTAAAAAAATAATGAGTAAAATATACAAAAGAGTAAACCCGGTTATGCCGGCTAGTATACAGGCTGCGGCTTATGCAGACACTGAAATACTTTTTGACTGGCATAAAATAGATGCTAGAAAAGTATCTTCAATAAGTGGACTTCAATGTATTGTTAGAGGTACTAATGGAGCAGATCAAACAATGGTAGGTATTGATTTGTTCTTTGCAACAAGTCATATTCCAACGCCTAATGATGGTGTAAATGTTAGTGTAGATGTAGCACCTACTACATTAGGAACAACAGGTGCTGCTGTAGATACTCCAGGTTGGTTTAATAATATATGCGGACACGTTCCTATCGCGGCTGGCGACTTTAATGATGGAGATTTAATATACTTAAACATAGCTACTAAATCAGGTTTAGACATACCAGTTAATGGTGATCTATATGTAGCGGCTGTAGCTAAAGGTGCTTTAGATTTTAGAACTACAGTTCAAGTTAACGAAGCTAATTTTGCAGCTGGAACACAAACAGTAATAACACTAGACACTAAAGACGCAACTTTGTTGTTTGCGCCTGGAGATGTTATACACGCTGTAGATGATGCTGTACTTGGTACTATTAAGACTGTTGACTCTGCAACACAAATAACTCTAACAAAAGCAAACGTTGATGCGATAGAAAATAATGACGTACTTTACAACATTAGTCCTATTACACTAATATTATCGTGTGAGTCTTGGGGTGGGTAAAATAAATAAAACAAATTAAATTAAATTAAATTAAATAAAATGGCAAAAAGAAAAACAAAGAAAGTCGAAAAGGCTACTAAAATTACAAACGAAGAATTAAATCAAGTACAATCAGTTATAAATGGTATAAATAAAGCCCAACTAGAAATAGGAACAATAGAAACTAGAAAACATGCTTTTTTACACCACGTGTCTGGATTGCAAGAAAAGTTAAATGAATTGCAATTATCTTTCGAAAACACTTATGGTACAGCTGATATCAATATACAAGATGGTACTATAAACTATAATAAAAATGAGTAAGTTAATTAGAAAGATTACTGTAGGTAAAGATTATAAGGAAAACGCTATGCATTACGCGGTTGGTCAAGATGTTTATGGTGGGCACACCATATCTGATATTATAGAAGAAAAGGATAAATATTCTATTTATATTAGAAAGAATAAAGATGTTTTACCTTGGAAAGACTTTAACAAAAACATGGCAATATCTATAGAGTATAATTTAGAATATTAATGAAAGCGCCTTTTGACTTTGTAATAGAGCCAAAGGGAAATAGATATAACAATACTAAAAAAATTGGAGATAAAAATCTTATTTTAAATACCGAGATATTTAATCATCAGTTTGTAAATAGAGAAGCTATTGTTAAATCAGTTCCTACAGCTTTTGAAACAGAAATAAAACCAGGAGATACTATTATAACACATCACAATGTATTTAGACGTTGGCACGATGTTAGAGGTAACGAGAAAAATAGTAGAAGTTATTTTGATGAAAATACTTATTTTGTAAAACAAGATCAAGTTTTTTTGTACAAAAGAAACGGAGAGTGGAGAGCTCCTAAAGGATATTGCTTTGTACAACCTATTAAAGAAAGAAAACAATTAGGAGTTGATAAAGAAGAAGCGTGTATCGGTATAGTTAAATACACAGACGGTTCTTATGAAAAAAAAGATTTAGTAGGTTTTACACCTCAATCTACTTATGAGTTTATAATCGATGGAAAAAGATTATATAGAGTTATGACACAATTTATTACAATTAAATATGAATACGAAGGAAACGAAGAAGAATATAATCCAAGCTGGGCAGAAAGCAGTGGAAGAGTTGATTAAAGTCGCTAAAGAACCAATTGTCGATAGCGATGATGATATATCAGCGGATAGATTAAAAAATGCCGCGGCTACTAAAAAACTAGCTATATTTGACGCATTCGAAATACTTACAAGAATCCAAGAAGAAGAAAACTTGCTTGAGGGCAAAGCACCTGAAGAGAGAAAGAAAGAAGTCTTTAAAGGATTCGCAGAAGGCAGATCTAAGTAATGTACAAGCAAAGTTTAGTTAATACAGTTGAACCAATAAAAAGAACCACTATTACCAGAATGAACAGAGGTAAGAAGTGGAAGTATGGTTACAACAAAGAACATGACTTAATTGTGTTATCACACAATGGGATTATAGGTGAAATTATAGAAATACAAAATTTAATTATAGCGCTACCGAAACCACCTAAAGAAGTATATACGCATCCAAAGAATAAGTGGGTTAAGCAGGAATATCCTAAAGAGCTCCAGAGGATCAAAAACATATTCGATTGGAGGGGTTATCCGGAAAACAACAAAGAAAAATGGTACGATTATATAGACGAAGAATTTAAACGAAGAGAAGAAGGTTTCTGGTTTATGAATAATGGTAAACCAACCTGGATAACCGGTACGCACTATATGTATTTACAATGGAGTAAAATTGACGTTGGAGCTCCAGATTATAGAGAGGCGAATAGATTGTTTTATATATTCTGGGAAGCGTGTAAAGCTGATAGAAGATGTTATGGAATGTGTTATCTTAAAAACAGACGTAGTGGATTTTCTTTTATGTCTTCTGCCGAAACAGTTAATTTAGCTACTATTTCAAGTGATAGTAGATATGGTATACTATCAAAAACAGGTGCAGATGCTAAAAAAATGTTTACAGATAAAGTAGTTCCAATTAGTATTAACTATCCATTTTTCTTTAAACCAATTCAAGACGGTATGGATAGACCTAAATCTGAATTAGCTTATAGGGTACCAGCTAGTAAATTTACTAGAAAAAAGATTACGTCAAATGAAAGGTTAGAAGATATAGTAGGATTAGATACAACTATTGATTGGAAAAACACAGGTGATAATAGTTATGATGGAGAGAAACTTAATCTGTTAGTGCATGATGAAAGTGGTAAATGGGAAAGACCTGATAATATATTAAATAATTGGCGAGTTACGAAAACATGTTTACGATTAGGTAGTAGGATAGTTGGTAAGTGTATGATGGGATCAACATCCAATGCTTTAGATAAAGGAGGAGATAATTTTAAAAAACTATATGATGCTTCAGACGTTACCGCGAGAAATAAAAATGGCCAAACAAAATCTGGTTTATATTCTCTTTTTATCCCAATGGAATGGAACTATGAAGGATTTATTGATGAATACGGATTTCCAGTCTTCAATAATCCAGACGATGATGTGCTCGGACCAGATGGCGAATTAATAGATTACGGTATAATAGAACATTGGGAAAACGAAGTAGAAGGTTTGAAATCAGATCACGATGGTTTGAATGAGTTTTATAGACAATTCCCTAGAACTACAGAACATGCCTTTAGAGATGAAGCTAAAAATTCTATATTTAATCTAGTTAAAATATACGAACAGATAGATTATAACGATGGTATAGGAACTCAAGGAAATATAAGTGTTGGTAATTTTCAATGGGTAAATGGAGTTAAAGATACACAGGTTATATTTTATCCCGATCCAAAAGGTAGATTTAAAATAAGTTGGACGCCTGATCAACATTTGCAAAATAAAATAATTATTAAAAATGGTATTAAATATCCAGCTAACGAACATATAGGCGCTTTTGGTTGTGATAGTTATGATATATCAGGAACAGTAGATGGTAGAGGTTCTAATGGCGCTCTACATGGACTTACTAAATTTAGCATGGAAGATGCGCCGCCAAATCATATGTTTTTAGAATATGTTGCTAGACCTCCAACTGCTGAAATATTTTTTGAAGATGTATTAATGGCTTTAGTATTCTATGGAATGCCATTATTATGTGAGAACAACAAACCAAGATTGTTATATTATTTAAGACGTAGAGGTTACAGAGGATATTCAATGAATAGACCAGATAAGGTTTGGAATAAACTATCTGTAACAGAAAAAGAAATAGGTGGAATACCTAATTCAAGTGAAGATATAAAACAAGCCCACGCTGCAGCTATAGAAATGTTTATACAAAAGTACGTAGGGCATTTAGGTGATGGTAATTACGGTAATATTTACTTTAATAGAACGTTAAACGATTGGAGTAGATTTGATATAACTAAAAGAACTAAATATGATGCAACAATAAGTTCTGGATTAGCTATAATGGCCTGTAATAGACATCTATATAGACCTAATGCTAATATAGAGAAACCAAAATTAAATATAAGTATTGCTAAATATTCTAATAAAGGTAGTACTTCAAAGATAATAAAAAATTAATATGAGGCAATTTCCAAGTCAAGTAGTTAGCGATGTAGAAAAATTAAGCTATGAGTATGGACTCAAAGTGGCTCAAGCTATAGAAGGAGAGTGGTTTGATAAAGAAAATTACTCTAATAGATACATACACAATAGGCATACTTTTCATAATTTGAGACTTTACGCTCGAGGAGAGCAACCAATACAGAAATATAAAGATGAATTATCTATCAATGGTGATTTATCATATCTTAATTTAGATTGGAAACCCGTGCCAATCATACCGAAATTCGTAGATATCGTAGTAAACGGAATGGCTAATAGAACTTATGATATAAAAGCTTATTCTCAAGATCCTTACGGAGTCAGCAAAAGAACTGAATATATGAACGCTATCATGGAAGATATGCGTGGTAAAGAATTAAAAACTTTTGTTAAAGAGAAATTCGGTATGGATCTTTTTAAAACTCCCGTTGATTTATTACCAGATTCTCAAGAAGAATTAGATTTGCACATGCAGATTAATTATAAGCAAGCCGTAGAATTAGCCGAAGAGCAAGCTATAAACGTTTTGTTAGAGGGAAATAAATTTGAACTTACAAAGAAAAGATTTTATTACGATCTTACTGTTTTAGGTATAGGTTCTGTAAAAACTACTTTTAATCCCTCTGATGGTGTTAAAGTAGAATATGTTGATCCCGCTAATTTAGTGTATTCATTTACAGATTCTCCATATTTTGATGATATATATTATGCTGGAGAAGTTAAGAATATACCTATTAATGAATTAGTCAAAGAATTTCCACATTTAGCAGATGAAAAAGATTTAGAAGAATTAGTAAAGCATAACAACCAAGAATTAGGTAAGTATCAGTCTTATAGAAAAGAAAATAAAGATAATAATAAAATACAAGTTTTATATTTTAATTATAAAACTTTTATGAATCAAGTTTTTAAAGTAAAACAAACCGCTACTGGAGCGGATAAAGCTATAGAAAAAGATGATTCTTTTGATCCAGCAGATACAGTTAATTTTCAAAGATTAGCCTCTTCTATAGAATGCGTATATGAAGGCGCTTATATATTAGGAACTAACAAACTCATCAAGTGGGAAATGTCCAAAAATATGATGAGAAAGAAAAGTAATTTTAATAAAGTAAAACTAAATTACGCTATATGCGCGCCTAGAATGTATGAGGGCAGAATTGAATCTTTAGTTAGCAGAATAACAGGTTTTGCAGACATGATACAATTAACGCATTTAAAAATACAACAAGTAATGTCTAGAATAACTCCTGACGGTGTTTATTTAGACGCTGATGGACTTGCTGAGATAGATTTAGGTAATGGAACAAATTACAATCCACAAGAAGCGTTAAATATGTTCTTTCAAACCGGTAGTGTTATAGGTAGATCATTTACCTCTGAAGGTGATATGAATCCTGGTAAAGTTCCTATTCAAGAAATATCAAGTGGAAGTGGAGGTCAGAAACTGCAATCTTTAATAGGTAATTATAATTATTATCTACAAATGATAAGAGATACTACAGGATTAAACGAAGCTAGAGATGCTGCTAATCCAGATCCAAAGTCATTAGTAGGCGTACAAAAAATAGCCGCAGCAAATTCAAATACAGCCACGAGACATATATTGCAAGGTGGATTATATTTAGCTAAAGAAGTAGCGGAGCAATTATCATTAAAAATATCTGACATTATAGAATATTCTCCTTTAAAAACAAGCTTTATACAATCTTTAGGATATCACAACGTTGCTACGTTAGAAGAGATGTCTGAATTACATTTATATGATTTCGGTATATTTATCGAACTATCTCCAGACGAAGAGGAAAAAGCTATGTTAGAAAATAATATACAGGCAGCAGTGGCTCAACAAGCTATAGAACTAGAAGACGCTATTGATCTTAGAGAAATTAAAAGTTTAAAATTAGCTAATCAATTATTAAAAATTAGAAGAAAAAAGAAACTACAAAAAGATCAAGAAATGCAACAACAGAATATACAAGCGCAGTCACAGGCTAATATACAAGCACAGCAAGCTGCCGCAGAATCTGAAATGCAAAAACAGCAATCTATAGCTCAAACAAGTTTATTGTTAGAGCAATCTAAAACAGAATTAGATATAAAGAAACTTCATGCTGAAGCTGAGCTTAAAAAGCAATTAATGGCTTTAGAGTTCCAATACAATATGCAACTTAAAGAAACTGAAGTTGGAGGAAAAAAACAAATGGAGCAACAAAAAGAAGATCGTAAAGACGAAAGAACAAAAATACAAGCTACACAACAAAGTGAACTTATAGACCAAAGACAAGGTAATTTACCAGCAAGAAATTTTGAATCAGCTAACGATAACTTAGGGGGTTTAGGAGATATGTCTGAGTTTGGTCCAAGGTAAACAAAATTATTAACTATTATTATATTATATTATGGCAAAAAAGAAAAAAGAAGAACCAGTCGTTGACAACGAAGTTGGTAAACTAAAAGTAAAAGAAAAACCAGAGGCACAACCTACAGAAAATGAAACTAAAGGTGATGTTACTAAGGTTAAAGCAAAAATGAAGCAAAAGGCTAAAGATTTAGAAACTGTAACCAAAGTCAATCTAGACAAGCCAAAAGAAGAAGAAAAAACTGAATCTAAAGAAGATGTTATAACTGTAGATACAAAAGAGGATGTTAAACCTTTAGAAGAAGTTGTTGAAAAACCAACTGAAGAAACTAAAGAAATTGTAGAGATATCTGTAGATGAGGTTACGACGGAAGAAAAAATACAAGAAGTCGCGCAAGAAGTTGATAGCGCTATAACTAAATCAATAGAAACTGGGAAAGATCTTCCAGATAATATTCAAAAGTTAGTAGACTTTATGGATGAAACTGGAGGAGATATAGAAGATTACGTTAAACTAAATCAAGATTATTCTGAAATGGATAATGATACTTTACTTAGAAACTTCTATCAACAAACTAGACCTCATTTAGATCAAGAAGAAATTGAATTTCTAATGGAAGATCAATTTTCTTTTGACACAGAAATGGATGACAATAAAGATATTAAAAGAAAAAAATTAGCTTTGAAGGAGCAAGTTGCCCAAGCGAAGCAACACTTGGAAAGTGTAAAATCCAAATATTATGAAGATATTAAAAGCGGAGGTAAATTAACTCAAGAGCAACAAAATGCAATTGATTTCTTCAACAAGTACAACATGGAATCGGAAGAATCTCAAAAGATTATAGAAGAGCAATCCAATACTTTTGTTAATAAAACTAATCAATTATTCAACGATAAATTCAAAGGTTTTGAATATAATATTGGAGATAAAAAGTTTAGAATTAACGTTAATAATGTTAACAAAGTGAAAGACACTCAAAGCGATATTAATAACTTTATCAAAAAGTTTTTGAATAAAGATAATTTAATGGAAGATGCGAGTGGTTATCATAAATCTTTGTACACAGCGATGAATGCTGATATAGTGGCAAATCATTTCTACGAGCAAGGAAAAGCAGACGCATTAAAAGAAAGTATTGCTAAATCTAAAAATGTTAATATGGACCCTAGACAATCTCACGCTGAGAATGTAAATACTAGCGGTATAAAAGTAAGAGCATTAAACGATGATGGACCTGATTTCAAATTTAAAATTAAAAACAAATAACAAATTTAAAAATTAAAAATTATGGCAATTACTGCAGCAGATAATTTGAATAGTGTTCCAGCTTCAGGTAAGCAAACATTATCATCAAATTATTTAGATTTAACGGGCACAACAGCATCAACAAACTGGGCCCAACAATATGTACCAGAGCTTATGGAGAAAGAAGCTGAGGTTTTCGGACCAAGAACTATTTCAGGTTTCTTATCACAAGTAGGCGCTGAAGAGCCGATGGCGGCTGATCAAGTAGTATGGTCTGAACAAGGTAGGTTACACCTGTCTTATTTAGGTCATGTACATAGTACTAACGGTGGTATCGATGGAGCTGGTACAGGTACAGCGACTTCGCAACTTGATATTATATCTGACATCGATGGTAACACTGATGTAGCTTCTGGAAATCACGGTATTAGAGTAAATGATACTATTGTAATTTCTGACCCAACAAATGGAGTTGTAAAATGTTTAGTTGTAAAAGTTGCTACAGATAGAATTGATGTAGCTCCTTATACAGCAGCGACGCTTTCAGGAACAACTTCTGGATCGGCAACAACTATATTAGTTTATGGTTCTGAATACATCAAAGGAGTAGGTTACTACGAAGCTGATGGAATCACTACAGGTGGTACAGCTAACTCAAGAGGTGCTAATGAGCCTGCTTTCAAATCATTCCAGAATAAACCAATCATAATTAAAGATTACTACGAAGTATCAGGTTCTGATACAGCTAGAATCGGTTGGGTTGAGGTTACTTCTGAAGGTGGTGCTAATGGATATTTATGGTATCTAAAAGCTGAAGCTGACACAAGAGCACGTTTTACTGATTACTTAGAAATGTCAATGCTTGAGGCTGAGAAAACAGCTGGAGCTTCTTTGGCTAATTTAGCTGGTGTATCTTACGAAACAACTGATACACTTCCACACGGTACTGAAGGTTTATTTGCTGCTATCGAAGATAGAGGTAATTTAACTTCAGGTGTTACTGGTGTTAACGCTGCTACTGACTTATCTGAGTTCGATGCTATCTTAGCTGAATTCGACAAGCAAGGAGCTATTGAAGAAAATATGATGTTTGTAAATAGAGCTACGTCTCTAGCTATGGATGACATGTTAGCTTCAATGAATTCTTACGGAGCTGGTGGTACTTCTTATGGAGTATTTAACAACTCGGAAGATATGGCACTTAATCTAGGTTTCTCTGGATTCCGTAGAGGTTCTTATGATTTCTACAAATCTGACTTTAGATACTTAAATGACTTAGCTACTAGAGGTGGTATAAACGCTACTGCTGGAGCTAACGCGATCAGAGGGGTTATTGTCCCAGCTGGTACATCTACTGTTTACGATCAAATGTTAGGTAAAAATCTTAAGAGACCATTCTTACACGTTCGTTATAGAGCTTCACAAACTGACGATAGAAGAATGAAAACTTGGGTTACTGGTTCAGTTGGAGCTGCTACATCTGCTTTAGATGCAATGCAAATCCACATGTTATCAGAAAGATGTTTAATCGTTCAAGGTGCTAACAACTTTATGTTAATGAAGTAAGCATTTATATTTTAAAGAGTCGGGGCTTCGGCCTCGACCCTTTATTTTTATTAATTTTATTATATATTATATTATGGCAAAAAAACAAAAAACAGAAAAGGTAGAGGTACAAGAACCTCAAATTCAAGAAGAGGTAGTTGTTGAAACTCCTCCGGTTGTAGAACAACCAAAAGCAAGAGAAAGAAAAAAATCAAAAGATGAATGGGAGATAAAAGATAGAATGTACTTTTTAAAAGGTGGTAAAAAACCACTTTCTAGATCTATCAAATCTGCTAACATATATTGGTTTGACGAAGAAAAAGGTTATGAAAGAGAATTAAAATATTGTCAAAATCAAAAAACTCCTTTTGTAGATGAAATGAAAGGTGATCAAAGATTAGAACATATTATATTTAGATCTGGTAATTTATTCGTAGAAAAAGAAAAAACAACTTTACAAAAATTATTAACTTTATATCATCCGCATAAAGGAAGTATATACGAAGAATATCAACCTGCAAAATTAGCTGCAGAAGAAATAGATATTTTAGAAATGCAAGTGGAAGCTTTAGTAGCTGCTAGAAACGTAGATATAGACATGGCAGAAGCTATTATGAGAGCAGAGATCGGTTCTGAGGTATCTAATTTGAGTTCTAAGGAGCTTAGACGTGATTTATTACTATTTGCTAAGAGTAATCCTAAACTGTTCTTAGAACTTGCGGACGATGAAAATGTAATGTTGAGAAACTTTGGTATTAGAGCTGTTGAAAACGGTATATTAAGACTATCATCTGATCAAAGAAACTTCTTATGGGGAAGTAATGGTAGAAAATTAATGACAATACCATTTGATGAGCATCCATATACTGCTTTAGCACATTGGTTTAAGACCGATGAAGGTATGGAAATATATTCAAATATAGAAAAAAGATTAAACAATTAATCAAACTGTAGAGCGGTCGCCCTACGGGGCGATCGTAAACTACAAATTAAAAAAATATTATGGCAATAAGTATAGATACGGTATATCAAAGAGTTTTAGTTTTGTCTAATAAAGAACAAAGAGGATATATAACTCCGCAAGAGTTTAATTTATTAGCTAATCAAGCTCAAATGGATATTTTCGAGCAATACTTTTATGATTTAAATCAATTTATGAGAGTAGCTGGCAACGATACGTCACATGCTAACATGGTTAATATATTAGAAGAAAAAATTGGTATTTTTGAAGATAGTCAATCGGTTACAAGGTTTGACACTGATGAACCAAATGAAGTTTTTGTTTACAATTTAACCGCGGCAATACCTCGTTTATACAGAATTAGCAACGTAAGAGTTTATAGACACTGGCAGTGGAGAATGGTGGAAAAAGTTAGTAGAAAGGAAATGTTTCAAAATCAATTAGGCTCATTAACTAGACCTTCTTCTACTCGTCCCACGTATACGTTAGATCAACCCGGCGTGGACTTGCTATTAAGACTTCAACATGATGCAGACGAGAGTATAACAATAGATTATATTAAAAGACCTGTTCAAGTAAATTGGGGCTTCACAATGGTGAATGACGTGGCTATGTATGATGGAGGTGCTACAACTGTTGATTTTGAATTACATGATTCTGAAGAAACAGATTTGGTTTATAAAATATTAGCATTAGCTGGTATCACTATAAAGGATCAAGGTCTTTATGGAATAGCAGAGAAAGAAGAAGTAAAAGGTATTCAACAAGAAAAATTATAATAAATGGGATTATTAGACGATGAAACATTCACGAATTATCAAACGCCGAGAAGTTATTATCAGGGGTTAAAACATGGAACTTATCAATTTGTTTCTTTAGAAGATATTATAAATCAATTTATGGTTGTATATGTAGGTGAAGAAAAAGTAATATCCAATGTAAAAAGAGTAGACGTTGCTTTTCATGCACAAAGAGCATTAAGAGAACTATCCTTTGATACTTTTAAATCAGTAAAATCTTTTGAGATAGAACTTCCACCTTCTTTAACAATGATACTGCCACAGGATTATGTGAATTATACACAAATATCTTGGTCTGATGGAAATGGTATTAAACGTCCTCTTTATCCAACTTCACTTACTTCTAATCCATTTAAAATCCAACAAGAATCAGACGGAAGTTATGAATTTACTCCAAATTGGGAGCTTTTACAAAACAATGATTTTGCAACAGGTGACATTTCTAGTTGGTCTAAAACTAACCAAAGTAGTTACAACCCTCCTAATGCAGGATCATCAAATAGAATATTTGTTGATAATGAGAGAGCTGCTTTTCAATCAGTTCCTACGTTACAGAATGTTGTTACAAATCCAGCAACTACCCCAGGAAAAGCTAATGGAGTTGATGGTATTATACTAGCTATTTGGCAACCAATTGACGTTAGAAACGTACAAGAGTTAAATATGTCCGCAACAGGAGAATCAGCTGCAGGTATTTACAATTCAGCTTCTAGTGGTACTCTTAGTGACGCTGGTAGACTTTGGTTTGGTGTTAGCTCAACAGAACCTACGCCGTATACTAATCCAGATCCAAATCACGCAAAACCTTCTTTTAATATAAACCCTCCTGATTTAGGAAACATTGAATGGTATGACGGAGATGATGTAGCTAGTGAAAAATCTATGGATGTTGATGTTTCTAATTATGAAACAGTATGGGTTATTGTAAGTTCTTATACTCAATTTAGAGATCTTACTTATGACGCAACAACAGATACTATGTTAGGATTTTCTAATAAAACTCTTAATAATGGTACTATCAAATACAATCATTTTTATGATGGTAATTACGCTACTAATTATATTGGAGAAATATCTGTTACTTCAGAGTCGAACGAGGAATTAATTTTATCAGAATCTACTACTTGGACTAAGTACTCTAATGATACTACAGCCGCAACTAACGACGCTTTCGCGTACAATCATGATACAGATATTTATGATTTAAATATAGGTCAAAGATACGGAATGGATCCGGCTCTATCTCAAGCTAATGGATCTTTCTTTATTGATGAAGTTAGAGGATTAATTAATTTTAGCTCTAATATTAACGGAAAAAATGTGATATTAGATTATATAAGCGATAGTCTTGGAACTGACGAGGAGATGCAGGTTCATAAATTTGCAGAGGACGCTATGTATAAATGGATTACTCATGCGGTACTTTCTACTAGATTTAATACTCCAGAATATGTAATACAACGGTGGAAGAAAGAGAAATTCGCTGCTACTCGTCAAGCAAAATTAAGATTATCAAATATTAAACCACGCGAGATAACTCAAATACTAAGAGGAAAATCAAAACGTATAAAACACTAATATATGGCTGAAATTAAAAATAATTTCTCTAAGGGGAAGATGGATAAAGACCTTGACGAAAGATTAGTTCAGAAAGGTATGTATAGAGACGCTTTGAACGTACAGGTGTCTACTTCAGAAGAAGCAGGAATTGGAACTTTACAAAATATATTAGGAAACATTAGAGTAGATGGTAATTTAGTAGGCGGCGGATGGTCATGTGTCGGTATAATATCTGATGATAAAAACGATTGTATATATTATTTTTTACATCATAACACTAGAGACGCTATATTAAAACATAATACAAATGATGGTACCACAGAAAACGTTTTAATAGATACAAAAGCAGGTACTTCTGATGCTGTTTTAGATTTTACAGGAAATATAATTACAGGTATAAACGTTTTAGACGATACATTACTTTGGACGGATAATAATTCCGAACCAAAGAAAATAAATACTAGCAGATGTATACAAGGAACAAGTGCGTTTAACGCTCACACAAAACTAGTTGTTAATGGTATTGTGACAGGTTTAGATATAAAAAAAGAGAATATAACTGTTATAAAGAAAAGACCAAAAATAGCCCCTAAAATAGAAATAATAGCTTCTGAAAGATCAGATGAAAACAGTGTTAATTGTGATTTTTCTCAAGGAAGTAAATCAGTGAATGATGATCCAAGCGACCCGTACGACGGAGGAGGTGACGGAGAAAATTTAGTAGGTATTGGAAATATTGCTTTCGTTAGAGACAATAGAATAGCAGGTGATTATGGAGATCCTGTTCCAGCCACAGTTAGTGGAGAATTTGTTGATCCTGGATATATAAGGACAGTGCCATCCACTATGCCAATTGATTATTACAGTACTAATGCGAGTGGAGCTTTTGATACAGATCCTTTTAATGGGATATGGGGTGGTAGCGATCCGACTAGTTCTCCAGGACCTAGTGGAGGACACGACTCGGTAGATGGAGTTCTTAGAAGGTGTGCTTACGATAATGGCGGTGGACCTGATATATTTTGGACTGATATAGGCGCTGCAGGACCAAGAATAGTTTGGGATAATGTAACTCCATTAGATACTGGTGATATAAACGGAAACTATAATCTAGGAACTAATACTAGTAATGCCTACATGAAGTTAGCTACATTCCATCCTTCTGTCACGAGTTATAGTGGTGCTACTAATGAAAACTTTAATCCAGGAGATACATTAAAAATTAAATTTGATTTTCATAGTAATGACACTACTGATAGAATTTTATCTCTTGCCTTTGGAACATATTATAACGGGCATTGGAGAATACCTCAATTTGATCCAAGTTACACATCTAGCGAAGAACATGAAAAACATTTTGTTATAACAAACGGACTTCATAGTTACGAATATGATTTTATAGTTCCTAATGATTGGCCGGGATTAAAAGTTAGAATATTCTTTTATAATGGTGGGAGTAGTGATTTTAATAATTTGACTGACGGGAGTGGAAATCCATTAAATAATACCGAAAAAATAGGTGACGTAGGTAATCACGACGCTACCTACATGGACAATTTAACTGTAGAACAAACTCATGTTGGACAGACTCAAAATGATTATTATAAGGCTATCAGCGAACTAACAGTTTCTGATACAGTTAACGTAAGCGCTGGAGATTTAATATTTTGTCCTGGTTTCGCGGCTGGACTACATGCTCTCAATGTAACTACTAGTGGTGGCGAACATGTTATTCAACTTTCCTCAGATCCTTTACCTGGTTTTCATCCAAACATACCTGCGCAAACTTGGCCGTATTTACCATACGAGCAATGGGAACCAGATATAAATATAGCTAATTTTACCCCTAGAGCAAACTACACAGTAGGTGATAATTTACTTCTTAGTCAACCATCAACCCCTGGTAATTTACCTTCAAATTTCGAAGTAAAAGGTAAAATTACTGATGTATTTGAACAGATTGGCACACCAGGTTTTACAGAGTACGCTATTGAAATAATGACTATAAGTAATTCTATTCCTACTACAGCGGCCGGTTTTGACACGCCCCCTAATCCTAACGTGCCAGGATTAGCATTTAGAACAACAGAAGGAGTTGAAATGTACGCTGTTAAAGAAATAGAAGATAATAGATTGTTTCAAGACAAATTTATTAGATTTGCTACTAGATGGAAGTATGAAGATGGTGAATATTCTGCCTTCTCTCCTTTTACCGATGTTGCCTTCAAGGCATCTCCTTTCGCGTACCATTCTGTAAAAACCATATACAATCAAGGAATGGAGAATGATTGCGCTGAAATAATACTTTCTAATCTTGTTACTCCAGAAATGCCTAAAGATGTTGTTCAAATCGATATACTTTACAAAAGCGAAGATTCAACTGTTATTTATTCTTTAGACAGTATAAAACCTAACGATCCTGTTCCTCCTGGAGAAAGTTTTAATGACTGGAATAAGTTAACGACTCCCGCAACAAGCATATTAAATCCAGACGGAACGATGTCTAGTTATAACATGCCTACTGCTTATAAGGGAGAGTATAGAATAAAATCCGAGAATATTCACGCTGCGTTACCCGCAAATCAATTATTAAGACCTTGGGATAATGTACCTAAAAAAGCTAAAGCCCAAGAAATAACAGGAAATAGAGTTGTTTATGGTAACTACACACAGGGTTACCACATGACTACGGATTCACTACCAGCAGCCTCTAATAATATTGCAAAACCTTATTTAGAATTGGGATATAAACAGCGATCTATTAAAGATGACGATGAAATATCTTTTGTTACAGGTAAAAAATCACTTAAAACGTTTAGAACATATCAACTGGGAGTAGTATATGGAGATGAATATGGTAGAGAAACACCAGTTTTTACTAGCAAAAACGCTTCTTTAAAAATACCTTGGGATTCTGATTCTTCTTCGTTGTTTAATGGAAACGCTAGTAGATCTCTTCAATTAAGCGCTAACCTAAGAGGAGATCAGCCTGCTTGGGCAAAATATTATAAATTTTTCATAAAACAAAATTCAGGAGAATATTATAATCTTTCTATGGACCGTGTTTATAGATCCGAAGACAACGAAAACTTATGGATATCTTTTCCTTCTTCTGATATTAATAAGATACAAAAAGATGAATACTTAACTATCAAAAAAATAGTTGGACAAGAATCTCAAGTAGAAGAATTTCAAAAGTACAAAATAATAGATATTAAAAACGAAGCTCCTGACTTTGTTAAAAATAGAAGAATAAGTGTTGGTAATGTTGGTGGGTCAACAGCTATAAATGATATTTTATATCCTGGAGCAACAACATCAACTAAGATACCACAAGTAGGTGCTGATATCATTCAAATAGATGCTGCTGAATGGAAGAGTAGAGGTGGTGTTGCACTAGACGACCAAGAAGAAGATATGGAGATTCAATTCATTTCAACAACAGGAACAGCAACTATAGAATCAAGTAGATATAGAATTACGACTGTTGAAAGTGACGGTACTAAATATACATTATATTTAAACAATGCAATTAAACAATCTGATGAATGGGTAAACACAGATTCAAGTTCAGGAGTTATTACAAGTACCTTAAGAACAAAGGTATTTAAAATAGTACCAAAAGAAGGTGATGAGTTTGATGGTAGGTTTTTTATTAAAATTATATCTGATAATAACGCGAAATTATTTTTAGAACCTTATATTGATATTTATAATGCGTATAAAAATTTATATAGTTTTAATTCTTATTATTTAGCCGATGATCAAGCTAGTCCTGGAGCAGATCATACAACTGGAATTGTAAATTCTACAAATTCTTTTATTTATAACTCTGGAGACAATGAAACTAACCACGATATTACTGGTCAAGTTAAAAGCAATAGTTTAGCAGCTTGGAACTCGTTGCTTCAATTTGGAACTGGCTCTAATAATCCTGGGTTTTTTATAGATCATAGTTATTACGCTTCTGTTCAACCGGTGAGTAACGATAGTACTGGTCAAACAGGTGCTTTAGCAGTAGATGTTAGTGGTAGATTTAGAAGAGGTCACTCTGGTCCTAGCGGGAGTTATTATGTAGATTCTATTGAAGGTGTTATTGATATTGATGGGATAGGTGCTTATGATGCTGGAGGGAATATAGATAGTGAATCTGGATGGGGAGTTAGAAGTTGGACTCTGGAAAGTAGAGGAGTAAATAACGCGGTTTCTTTTCCCACTAACACTATGGATGATATATACGCGGATGGAAGATATTATGTTCACATATCTTATGCTGGATTAGGGCCTGGTAAATTATGGGAAAAAGATACTAGTAGCAACCATATACCTGGTACCGCTAATCAATCTACTTTTGGATGGCAATTTATTAATCCTGGTTCTTTTGCTTGGGGAATAATGGGGGATTCATCTGATAGTACTTATTTAGATCAATGGAAAATACAAGATACGGAAAGTAGAAATATATCAGAAAATTTAGTAGCAGGAACAGCTATAAAGTTCGTGGGATCTGAAGAAGTTTTTACAATACAAAAATCTGTTGTAAAACGTTTATACAACCATACTCCATTTAGAAACACCAGAACGGCTTGGAACGGCACTGGTCATGAGAATTTAGATAATAGCGTTGAGTATTATTTTAATAGATGGTCTGCCAGTATGACTAGCTCTAGAGGACAAGATTTAGCAGCTGCTTTAGATGACTTTGGAGATACTTCTAATAGAAGATTATTACATATATTACAACTTGATAAAAATCCTAATGATTTTGGAATAAGTTTTGGATGGACATCTTCATCGGCTCAAGGAATAAGAATTGTAGAACCAGCTCCGTCTGATGGAACACAAATAGTGGTAAGTCCTGCTATTTGGGAAACAGAACATACTAAGGATGTAGATTTAAATATATATTACGAAGCTAGTCAAGCTATTCCTATTGATTATAATATTGACAATATAGAAACAATTGCTCCTGTGGGATCAGTGATTCATTGTACTGTAACTGGTTCTATGCCTACAACTGCTAATTTAAATCTTCCAGAAGAAACTGCCTTGTCGATAACCAAATGGGAAAGCAGTATTTCTGAAGGTACTTTAAAATTAGAAATAAAGTCACCTGGTTTAAAAGTTAATCCAGACGGAAGTAGTGGTAATGAACAAGACCCGGCTACTCAATCAGGTTTTTATAATAGCAAATACATTAAGATTTTTAAAGAAGACGATAGTTATATAACAGTTCAATTAGCAGACAGCGATTCTGTGCAAGGAATAGATGGTGCTACTGGAGGTCCTTTTTATATTACACATCTTCTCGTGAAAACTGATGGTAACCATAGACTTACATCAGGATTAAGTTATTACGACTGTATATCCTTTGGAAATGGAGTTGAATCTAATAGAATTAGAGACGATTTTAATGCTATGTTTATCGGAAAAGGACCTAAAGCTTCAGCGACTTTAGAAGAGCAATATAAAGAAGAGCATCGTAAAAATGGTTTAATATATTCTGGTATTTATAATTCTACTAGCAGTATTAATAATTTAAATCAATTTATAGCGGCTGAAAAAATAACAAAAGATCTAAATCCTACCTACGGTAGTATACAAAAATTATTCCAAAGAAGAGTTAACTTGGTAGCTTTTTGTGAAGATAGAGTTGTTAAAATACTGGGAAGTAAAGACGCTTTATTTAATGCTGATGGGCAACCACAATTGATATCAACAAACAAAGTATTAGGTAACGCGGATCCATTTGTAGGTGATTATGGTATATCTAAAAACCCAGAATCGTTTTGTAAAGAATCTTATAGAGCATATTTTACAGATAAAAAAAGAGGTGCTGTATTAAGATTGTCTATGGATGGGTTGACTCCTATATCTAACCTTGGAATGCTTGATTATTTTAAAGAAAATTTATCAAATGCAGAAACTATAATTGGTAGTTATGATGATAGAAAAAACGAATTTAATTTAACTTTATTAGGTGATGCAAATTTAAATAGAGGAGCAGCAAGTGGCGACTTTAATTTAGATGGTGTTACGGTATCTTTTAATGAAAAGAATAAAGGTTGGAGTAGTTTTAAATCATTTATTCCAGAGATAGGAGTGAGTTCTTCTGGTGATTATTACACTACTAATACTGGGCATTTATATAGACATCATTCTCTAGAAACAGACAGAAACACTTTTTATGATGGTGGTATAGAACCATCGATTGTTACATCTATATTAAATGAGCAACCTGAAACAATAAAAAGTTTTAATACTTTAAACTATGAAGGCCTTGAAGGGTGGTCGGCAAATATATTAACAGACCAACAAGTTGGAACAGTTAATGAATTTGTTGAAAAAGAAGGAAAATGGTTTAATTATATAAGAGGAGGAGAATTAGGAGACGAAAGAGATTTACAAGCTTTTAATTACCAAGGTGTTGGAATTTCAGCTAGATTAGACGAAGATATTCAGTTAAACTAATAATATGAAAACAATAAGAGGATTTGAAATAAACACTAATGATGTAAACGCCGCTGGTGAAAGTAGACCATTTAAAGTAAGAGCGGAAACTGGCGCTGTTTTTAGTTTAGAAGTAGAAGACATTAATAACAATAAGCATTACAATTTTGATACTCAAACGTTTGAAACCGGCTCTAATTCTTCGCATAGACTATCTAACCAAATTGTACAAGGAACGACTTATTCAGGCGTTATACAGTTCCCTATTTTAGACGCTGGAACTTCTTACAATGTTAAATTAACCGCAGAACCTCATTTTAATACTACTTTTGAAAAAGGTTTGACAGGACAAGACGTTAATGGAGTAGAGCTTTCATACAACCCTGTTTTACTTCAAAAACAAATGACACAGGTGCCAAGAACAACGATAGAATTTGAGCCAATATCAGCCATAACCACACACTTCGATGATGCTACAATTGCCGCAAATTTATTAGTTCAGCAACAACCTGTTATAACAACTCCAAAAAGTGGTAGTATAAATTGGACTATAACCTCTAGAAAAGATTCTACTGCAGGTTTTGGACATAGAATTTATGACAGCTCGATTGATACTTTTTTCCAAGAAGCTAGTAGGGAGAGTATTCTTAAGGACAATAATTGGTATGCTACTACTACAGTGACAATAAACGATACCAAATCAGACGATGGAGGGGGAAGTACTCATAGTAATTACACTTGTGATGATGTTAGCCGTTTATCACTAGGTATGACTGTAATAGGAGTTAGTACAGGGTCTTTATCTGGAAATCCAACTTTAATAAATGTTGCTGGGGTGGCTGGAGGAACTGGAGGTGTAGGAGAAAACGGTATAAAATTATCCGGAGGACAGGTGTTTGCAAATGGAACTGTTCTTACTATTAAGGGTTACGGAAGTGAAATAATAAGAAAAGCTGTAGATGTTGATATAGATTTTGATAACATAAAAATAGTTCAAGTACCTAAAACAGTTAAAGTACGTGGGGCTGTTAGTAACACAGAAAGCATTAACGTGTATGGTACCTACGGTATTTCTAAAGGTGCTTATATTGAGGGCTTTGGTGTTAGTAATGGTACAAATAATCCTGTCGATGAAGTCAGCGTACATATTGACGATGACACTGCGGGTTCAATAACTATGACTCAAGCTTCAACTATAGCAGACAAAACGTTGCTAACTATAGTTGATTATAGTCCAACACATACTATAACTGGAACTGTTACCGTGAAGAAGTTTCCTGTAGCGGCAGCAAATATAAAAATATATTTAGACTTAGATAAAATATTAAGAATAGGAGTAGGATCATAAAAATTAAAACTATGCCAGACAGAATATCATTTACAAGCCAACTAAATAACTCTATACAAGTAGGAGATATGCTTTTATTTGTCCCCGTGAACGATGAAGATTTTGTACAAATCGGTGGTATGAATCCAACTGAGATTGGCACGATCGAAGAAATAGGACAATGGACATTTACAGATACTACGACAGGAGAAAGTGTAGATTATTTTTTTATAGACGTACCAACTGGCACCCTTACAGCGAGTGGCGCATCTACTTCAAATACTATAGCAGGTCAAACGCCTTTGTTTTTATTTAGAAAAAATAATCAGTCCAATATATCTACATTAGTAGGTTACTTTGGTAGAGTAAGAATGACAAATACAGACGCAGAAAGAAATGAACTATATGCTATTGGGTCAGAAATATTTGTAAGTAGTAAATAATATCCAAAAAGTGTAATTATAGATAAAAATATAAAATTATGGAATATTCAGAGTTTAGAAGAAAAAGAAGATTAGAACGTAATGCAGAGGGTGAATCCCCTGCTAAGTTTTTAAGTTTTTTATTTGGTGGTAAAAAGAGAAGAAGAGAACAAAGAGCTGCCAATGAAGATCATGAATTTTGGATGGAAGAATGGTCTCAACAAAAAATGAAAAATCCCTATGCTGGTATGAAAAATCCATACGCAGACATGGAGAACGTTTACGAGGATGCTAGGGTTAATTTACAAGCAGCTGACTACGCTAAAGAGCAATCACAACAAAACATGGCTAATATCATGAACAACATGTCAACGGCCGCTGGTTCTTCTGGTGTAGCTGGGTTAGCTCAAGTGTTAGCTAATCAAGGTGTACAACAAGCTAGACAACAAGCTGTAGACATTGGTAATCAAGAACAGCAAAATGAATTAAGAGCAAGAGCAGAAGCTGGTAGATTAGATCAATTAGAAAGAGAGGGAGAGCAAAAACGAGACTTAATGGTTAGAGAAGGTGAAAGATTAGTAGAAGCATTTGACTTTAAGAAAGTAGAAGATCAATTAGGTTTAGCCACGAAAAGAAAAGGATTTGCTGATGCAGCTGTAGATAAAGCTAAGGGAACTAGAGATAGTATGTTATCAGCGGCTGTCAGCGCGATACCAGGTGTTGGCCCGATTTTAGGTGGAATTCTTTCTGACATTAGAGTGAAAGAAAATATAACACGTACTGGTACTTCTAAATCTGGAATACCTACTTATACATTTAATTATAAAAATGACGATCAATTATGGTCTGGAGCTATAGCTCAAGATCTATTAGAGTTAGGTATGGATAACGCCGTGTCTACTCGTGGCGGTTATTACACTATCGATTACGATAAAATTGACGTTGATATGATAGCTAAAAACTAAGAATATGAGTTCAGAAAAAATAAGAGCGATAGAAAGATATTTAGAAACTGTACCTTACGGTGAAAATTCCCTTGCCTCAGAAGTGTTTGGACCAAGAAATCAAGAAACAATAAATCAAATAGTTAAAGGTCTTGTTGAAACCAGAGAGCAAGCGTTAAAAGATAATAATCAAGAGTTAGCTAGTTCTTGTGAAAGTGGAATTTATAAAATTCATAAAGAATGCGAACTAGGTAAAGACAGTAAACAAGAGTGGGCAATGAATTTAAGAATTAGATCCAATTGGACTGATCATGGTTGGGACGATGCGTTTTTCGCTAAATCGGAAGATTACACTAGAAATGATGGCCACTTTATAAAAGGAAGTTATCAAGGAACTATAGATTTCGATCAAGATTTAAATATGATATTAACAGCAATAGATCCAACCATAGGACAACCAGTTGAAAAAAGATGGTCAGAAGTTTCTGCTGACTGGGAAATTATTGGAGATTGGATGCCTCAATTAGAAAGTTTGTTAAGAGATGTACAAGAAGGAGATGGAATGACTGACTCAGAAATGAATTACGCTATAAATAATTTAATAAAAGATAACTGGAGAAGCATGATATGTGATGAAGATCCAACTTTAGATCCAAACGGAATTTCTAAAGGATTTAGATTACAACAAATATTACATGAAGAATTTGGAGGAATGAGCGACAAACAGATGATTGAAATATTTGAAAAGGGAGGATGGAATAAAGAAGACTTTGATCCTACTCATGACACTAGATTATTCACTAGTATAAAAAATCAATTAAAAAGAGCTTCAGATCCGAATTATTTAACTGACGAAGAAAGAATAAAAGCTGACAAATTAATGTCAAAAATGACTAGTCCGAAAAAGAAAGTTTAATATGAATAGAGTTAGAAAAACGCCACTTAAACATTTATCTGAAGATCACATGCATCTATCAGAGTTCCAGCACGCGAAGGCCCACGATCTTTTAAGTGAAGATGGAACTCTAGTTAAAGTTAAAGATGGGGTTGATTATCAAGAAAGTATATCAAGCTCATTAGAGCCAAAAAATATTTTTGAAGAACAAACCTCTGAAAAAGAAGAAACTAAAATTGAAGTTGGCACTGGATCTATTCCAAGTATGAATTATCAAGATTTTGTTGATAGTGGTAAATATAATTCTAGTCAATTAGACATTATAAAGTCTCGTTTATTAGAATTAAATCCAGGTAAAGATTTACAAGATATAGAAATAGGTTGGAATGCTGCTAATGTAGACGGGTCTATATTTAACCCACCTGAAGAAGTTTCTGTTCCTGGAAATACAAAAATAGATAATTTATCAATAGATGTAAATGCTTTCTCAACTTTTACAGCAAATAATCCTATATACGAAAAACATCATGGATTAGAAAGCAATATTCTAGATAAAGATAACTTTAATTGGACTTCAGAAGAAGACTTAGTTCCTTTTTTAAATGAATTTTACAAAGACAAAGGGGTTGATGTTAGATTTGAAGAAACTAATCCTGGTACTTTGGTTGACTGGGCTACTTCAAGAACTTCTTGGGATGCTATTGAGATTTTAATTGGAGATCAAGAGTCTGGAGAAGGACACACTATAGAATTACAACCTTCTGGAGGACTTACTTTATCTTCATTAACTAGCCAAATAAGATCCCATATAGACGTTAACATGGGTGATAGGTATCAAAAGTTAGAAGAAGAAAGTTTAACAGATAATCAAGAAGAGACATATGACGCTGTTTTAGAGTCTCTAGACGTGTCTACATTATTTTTAGATGATAATCCTATTAATCAAGCTAGATTCGCCCACCAAGGAGATATAAACCAAGGTTTGTTTAAAGAAGAAGATTCAAGAATAATGTATCTTGATCCTAACGCGGAAGGCACAGGAGATAGACTTAATCAATATACCTACGATAAAATTATTGGTACTGGAGCTTTAGAGCTTTTTACATTTGGGTCTCATGAAAAGTATTATGCTGACATGAAAGGCGGTATAACCTTAAACAACGGTAAGTTTGTTCCTTATCAATGGCTATGGGACAATAGAGAAAAAATAAGACAACGTGGACTCAACAACATGGGTATCACTTTAACTGAAGAAAAAATTAAAGAATTTGGCTCAGAACAAGAGTTTAATCAATATATAGCTGATAACGCTTATTTATGGTTTGATGATGCAGATGAACGGGAATATTATTTAGTAAAAAATGAATTATCAAAAATCAAAGCAGGTGAAGAAAGTTTTTATACTGAAAGTGAGGCAGTTGGAATAATTGAAAGAATAGCTAAAGACAAGGGTTGGAAAACTTTATATGATGAAAATGGAAAGTTTTACAATATAGTAAAAAATGAAGAAGAAGAAGAGGAAGTAATATTAATAGAAACTGAAGCTAAAAAATTAGCTGAAAAAACAGATGCTCAAACATTAGAAAAATTAAGACAGCAATCAGCGGTTAGACTTGAAAATCTTGCTTATGTGGCTTATAAAAACATAAATCAAGTTGGAGAAGAAATAGCTTGGTATGAAAAAATTGGTGGTTTGTTTGACTTCTCAGGAGATAGTTATGATAATGATAAGGCTAATTTACAAAAAGTAGCAGAGCTTAAAGATTTATTTGGAGCGGATTCTCCTTTAACTAATTTACCTGGTGGAGCTGTATTATCTGAAGAATTTAATCAAGAATTATTAAACTTTAAAACATTATCAAGAGCTTACGATTTAAATATAGATATATCTCAAAATCCACAGGAAAATTTTTGGGCAGAAACATTCGATAATTTAAGTAGAACTCTTACTGGAGATGATGTTTTTGGAACTATTGAAGACGAATCAAGAGACGCTTTTGAAGGTATATTAGAACAAGAGGGTTATATAGTAGATAAGTTAGATGAAGTTTACGAAGAGTTTATAGAAACTGAGGACGCGCAAGGTAATGTAATAGTAACTAGAAACCCTAAATATGTTCCGTGGAGTTTTTGGAGCAGGCGTACCGCTGAAACTACTTCGCAAGTAGCGACTGATTTAGCTCCTTTATTAATAGAATTATATGCATTTAAAAAAGCGGGCGGTCTTAAAAAAATAGACAATACTGTTAGAGCCTTATCTGGTAAGTTGACTGGAAAGATTACTAAAAAAAGTCCTATGTGGGCTAAGTTTGTTGACAAGTTAGTGGTTCCAGCGGTTGTTACTACAGCAGAATGGTCTAGTGCAGAACTTATAGGTGAAGCAATAATGGGAGGTGGAGCTGGAACTTGGGATGCTCACACTATTAATACTACCACTGGAGAAACTAATTTTACCATGCCTATGGTTATGGGAAGTATGGGTGTTGTTTGGAATAGACTTTCAAAAAGCTTATATAATGGAGTTTCTAAAACTAGAATGGGTGAGAGAATATTACCTCAACTTACAAACCCACAAGGGTTTTTACATGGGACTAGAAAAGCTGGTATGAAGTTTGTTGGTACAGGGACTACTGGTACAGCTATGTTAATGGTAGCTGAAACAGCTCAAGCTGTAGTTGATGATTTAATGAAAAAGGGTAAAATACGAGAAGCAAAAGAATTTAAAGAAATTTGGAATGCTGAACATTTCGTAACAATGGCTATGGCTCTCTCTGTGTTAAGCTTTAGAAAAATAGCGCCAGAAGCTTACGATGCCTTCAAAACAGATGTGCTTCATTTAAAAGGTAAAACAAAAGAATCTAACGCAGCTGCTAAATACTTTAAAGTTAAAGAGGGTATTGAAAGCGAAAAAATAGAAGAAGCTTTAAAAGAGAAAATTAACACAATTAAATCTAATAAAAAGACATCTAAAAAAGAAAAAGATAAAGAAATAAAAATAGCAAAGAACCACGCTAAGCACTTAAAATTATTTAACGAGATAAAATTAATTAAAGATAGATATAAACAAAAAGGAAGAAGATCTGAGTATATAAAAGAAACATGGAAAGATTGGGAGACAATGAAAAAAGATCCTTCTAAATTAACAGTAGAAGAATACGAAAGACTATCTGAACTATCTAATAATGAAATAATAGAGTTATTAAGAAGAAATAAAATAGATATAAGTAGTAGCACTGGTAAGTTTTATCAAAACGCACATGAAGTTATTCAAGGTTTAACTCACACGGCTGATTATCTAGAGTTAGGTAAAGACTCTAAAGAAAGACAAACATACCTGCAAAATACTATTAAAACGATGGTTAATAAGAATCGTATGGATAGTATAAAGAAAGAAATAAAAGAAGGTAAAGGCTCTACAACTCAATTAGAGATTGAATTAAAAAAGTTAAAAGAAACAAACGAAAGATTATTCGAGCAAAATGAAGGTTTATACGATGGGTTCCAAAAGAAGTGGAATGAAATGCTAAAGCACGAGGTTGAATTAGCTAAACACTTAGCTAAGCAATTAGGAAGTTCGGTTACAGAAATGAATAGCACCCAATGGAGAGAAGAAGGATTTGAAGAGGGTAGAGACGCCGCGTATGTAAATGGTAAGTTATACTTAAACATGGACGTTATTAGACAGACTAGAAATATTGGAGCTCCAGTTCACGAGGTTATGCATCATATACTTAGGAATTCTCTAAAAGACGCTAATGGTAAAATGACTAAAGAAGGTATAAAAACCATAAAATTACTTCTTGATAAGTTTACTTTAAGAGAACAGGCTAAAATACAAAAAAGAATTGATGATAATTATAAGTTCGAAGAAAATCCCGATGGAACTTTTAAGCTTGACGAGAAAGGAAAAAAGATAGAAAAACCAGAAGAAGATTACTATGAAGAATATGTAACCGCTATTAGTGACGCTATTAAAAACGGAGAGATAAAGTACAACGCTAAAACAATGCGTAATGTAAAGTCTACTTTATTTCCTTTATTTAAAAGATTTATGCCTAATCTATATAGATATGACATTAACGGTAGCAACTCACAGAAAGCTAGTAAAGATTTGTTTAATCTATTAGGTGACGTATCGGCCGCTAAAAAGGTAAAAAAAGAGACTATAGAGGGAATTAAAGACATAGACACCTACGGGGTTGAGGTTAAAGAAGGAACGGTACGTGAATCTAAAAGTTTATATAAAGATAAGTTTTTAACTGAAGAGTTTGGTATAACAAAAGAGTCTACTAAAAAAATTGTAGAAACTAATAATAAACTTGAAAAGAAAATCTTTGAAGAAAATCTAAGAGATGAAAATGGGAATTTAAAAGCCTCTTTAGAAAACCAAAGAAAGTTGGTAGAAAACAATTTACCAGCAGCGTTTAAATTAGCGTTAAAAGCATCCAACAAAGCTAAAGATATAACGCTGGAACAAGGTATGAAGTATGATAATGTTATGGATTGGTATTCTGATTACTCTGTTAAATTAGTTGATTTAGCACGTACGTATAGAGCGGAAAGAGTTGTTAATCCTAAAACAAAAAAACCTATATCTCCACCAGAAAAAGTTCCATTCGGAGCTTATATGGGAGGGTTATTACCAAAGAAATATCAAGGTATATTAGAGCAAGGGAAAAAGAAGTTAGAAACAAAAAGTACTTCAGATGAAGGTGTAGCTAGGCAAGTTGCTAGAATAAAAGCTGATAATATAACTAAAGTTGGAGAAGTTGGTAAAGGTATTGTTGTACATGAGAGATTTAAAAGACAAGGATCAAAAGAAGCTTCTTTAATTCACGAAAAAGTGAAAAATATGGTTAGTTTTGTTTCAGAGAAACCATATCTAAGAAAGGGAGAAGTTGATATAGATATAACTAAGCAAACTTATAAATCTTTAAAAAATGTCACGTTAAGAGAGGTACAAATGATGTTTGGTATCGATCCAAAAAGTGGTAATTTATCTAAACCAGATGTTAAAAATTCTCAACACTTTATTAATAAAAATGTTGAAACTTTAATATCGTTATTACCAAAACATCATACGGTTAAAATGGTTAATGTTGGCACACCAAAAAACCCTGTTTACGAAGCAAGGCCCGACAAAGCCACTGGTGTGCAACAGGTAATATTAGACGCGTTTTACAAAAAAGGAATAAGAAAAGATAATTTAACGCCTTGGACTAGAAAAGAAGTTATAGATATTAACAATTTTTTAGATGTGTTTGGTATAAAAGAAAGAAACCAACCTAATCTTTATAAAAAAGAATCTAATACTAGTGCCAGAATACATGCTTTAGTTAAGCTGACTGAACAAGCTATGGTAAATCAAGCTGTCCGAGAAAGACTAATGGAAAAAGGAGAGGGTCAAAGAGCTTTTGCTAGTGCTGTTGCGGAAGGTAAAAGCGATGCTATTTACTCAAAAAGTGTTTATAGAAACAAAAATGTTACAGAGCAGACAAAAAAATATTTTGATATTAATAAAAGAAAGTTTCACTATGAAATATCAATACAAGGATTAACTAAAGAGGGGTATAGAAGAGCTTATGATATAGCGTTTAAAGATGGTATATTTGATAATTCAGGTAAAAACTTAAGGTCTGAAATAGTAAAAGATTATGAAAAAATATTATCTCCTTATGTAAAAGTACAAGAAACTTATTTATCAGTTGGAAAGAATTTAAAAGACATAAAGAGTGTAGTTGAATATTTATCTATAAAAAATATTGCTGAACCTAGAGTTTTTGTTGCTGAATATTTTGGGGTTGAAGGAAGCATGAGAGATGTTCGTACGCGTAATAAAGGTAAAGAAATAGATAATCAAAAGACCGCTATGCTTGATATATCATCTAATAGATTAAATAAAAAACTAGAAGATGTTATTGATACTAAGGAAAGATTAGAAATATCTGATAGACATATAATAAACGAAATTAGAGCTAAAAATCACGTTGAGGATGGGACCGTAGTAGGGAAGCCTGGTTCATATAGACCTATGCTGTATAATTTAAAGAATGGTTATATAAAAGATTACTTATCTAAACATCCTGGTTATGAAGGATTAATAGGGTACGAAAGAAAATCTAAGAAAGATAAAAAGACTGGAAAAACAGATTATTGGGTTGAACTTCAGTTTGAAGGAGGTAAAACTAGAAAAGTGTCTATGCCAGAAAGCTCTATTTTAGACGGTAAGAAAGGACAAAAAACCACTAAAGAAATGGTGGAAGGTAATATGTCTGCAAAAGAAAAGAGCCTCAGAAAAGAACATCGAGATTTTCATTGGGATGCTATGGTTGAGACTATGACTTCTTTAAAAGAGACTTATAGTAAAAGAGAAGATTATAACGTTCGTAAGGCAATGTTAATGGAGGGATATTTAGGAAACATGGGTACGTCTTTAAGAGCGGCAGCGTTATTTAAGTATTCCCCTGTGAATCCACCAACTTTGAATCTTACAAGAACTGTTTGGAACGCTAAAAAGAAAAAATATGTAGAAGAAAAACTGTGGGAGTACGAGCATGGAATACCAGCTAAAAAAATGGTTATATTACTTTCAGAAGCTATTTTTAATGGAAAGAAAATAGATCTTCAAAAGCTAAAAGAAAGTTATTCTACAGGAGTTATTCACGTTGATTTTAATACTAATATAGGACGAGTTTTTAAAGAAAGAATGCAGTTTGATTATCAGCTTTATGATATAGCTCCAAAAAGATGGTTTAATTTATGGACCGCAATGGGAGAGGCACATGCGGTGAAAGATGTTTTTACTGGAGAAATATACGGACAATCTCAAGTCAATTATTGGAACAATGTAAAAACTGAATATAAAAAGAGTACAAACAACTTAAATAAGTCTGTAAGTAAAGTGCTTAACGGAAAGTACTCTAAGTCTAATAAGAAAGATATAATAAACGATATAAGAGATATAGACAAAGCTATAAACCTAAGTAGAAACCCAAATAAAGAACGTAAAGGAATGTCTACTTGGGATTTTGACGATACTTTAGCGACAACTAAATCTGGAGTGAGAGCAACAATACCTAATCCAAGTGGATTGCCAAAGCCAAAAAGAAAAGTTATATTCTTAGCGGGTGGAGCTGGTAGTGGAAAATCTAACGTCGTTAAAAAATTAGAATTAGAGAAACAAGGTTTTAAAATAGTAAATCAAGATATATCTTTAGAATGGTTAAAGAAGAATTCTGGATTACCAGAAAACATGAATGATCTTACTAAAGAACAAAACAGTACTTTAGGTAAATTGAGTTATCAAGCTAGAGCTATAGCTAAACGTAAAATGATGAAGTTTCAAGGTAATGGAGAAGGAGTTGTAGTTGATGGAACTGGAGGATCTATAAAATCTATGCAAAATCTTGTTAAGGAATTTAAAGAGAAAGGATATGATGTTAGTATGTTATTCGTAGAAACATCATTACAAACAGCATTGCAAAGAAATAAAGATAGAAAAGAAAGATCTTTGTTAGATAAAATTGTTGAAAAAAACCATGAGAAAGTTCAAGGAAATAAGCAAGCGTTTGAGCTTTTATTTAGAGATAGGTTTATGGAAGTTAAAACCGATAATTTGAAACAAGAAGACGCTATGCCAATAGAACTCGTTGAAAAAATGAATGATTTTGTAAGCGGATATGAAAAACGTAGATTAGACGCAGAAGAATTTGCTACTGAGGGTCAAAAGATTTTAGAACAAGGTGGTAAATTTGATTTTTCAGAGTTCAACGTAGTTACTCAAGGAGCTAAAGGTCCATTCTTTCAAAAAGCACTAAATAGAGCTAAGAAATTTGGAACAGAACACCAATATGTTTTAACAGCAAGACCTCCAGAGTCTCAAAGACCTATATATGAATTTTTAAAAGAAATGGGGCTAGAAATACCTTTGAAAAATATAACAGGATTAGGTAATAGCACGGCAGAAGCAAAAGCATTGTGGATGCTTAAAAAATTCTCTGAAGGTTATAACGACATGTATTTTGCTGACGACGCAATACAGAACGTTAAAGAAGTAAAAAATGTATTAGATCAATTAGATATAAAATCTAAAGTTCAACAAGCTAAATACAGTAAAAGTAATAGAGATGTAGTAAGTAAAAAGTTTAATAAAATATTAGAAGAATCAAAAGGTGTTGATAGAAATATGTCAATTAGTGAAGCTGATATAAAGAGACTTACTGGATTTGGAACTTTTATGAAAGGTTGGGGTGCTGAAGATTTTGCGGGATTAGTAACTTACGCGTTTTCTGGAAAGGGAAAACAAGGAGAGGCTCATAAGCAATTTTTTGAAGAACATTTGCATAAACCTTTTAATAGAGCTTATAATGATATACATGCTAGAAAACAAAATATATCTAACGATTATAAAGCCTTAAGAAAGAACATGCCTGATGTAGTTAAAGAGTTAAATTCTAGACTTAATGAGTTTGAAGGTTATAACAGTAATATTACTGTAGAAAATGCTATTAGAATGCATTTATGGAATAAAGCTGGATATGAAATACCAGGAGTATCTAAAAGAAATTTAAAAGAAGCTTTAGAATTTATAAAAACTGACGCAGAGTTAAGCTTGTTCGCAGATCAATTGTCACAAATAACAATGTTACCAGAGGGATATTTAAAGCCCTCTAAAAACTGGTTAGGCGAAAATTTAACTATTGATATGAACAATGTTGTTGATAGGATCTATAGAAAAGATGCTTTATATGAGTTTGTAGAAAATAGAAAATCTATCTTTGGAGAATGGGACGGAGGAAGACTTGTTGGAGAAAACATGAATAAGATAGAATCTATATTTGGTCAAAAACATAGAGAAGCTTTAGAAAATATATTATGGAGAATGGAAAACGGTACCAATAGAACCGTTGGAGCTGATTCTAATACAAATAGATGGATGAATTGGGTTAATAGTGCTACTGGTACTATAATGTTTTTTAATCAAAAATCTGCAGCACTACAAACTATATCAACATTAAACTATGTTAACGGGACTTTTAATAATCCTTTAAGAGCTGCTCAAGCATTTGCTAATCAACCTCAATATTGGAAAGATTTTGTTAAAATATTTAATTCGGATATGATGCTACAAAGAAGATCGGGATTAAAAATAAACGTAGAAGCCGCGGAATTAATAGATAGAGTTGGTGGTAGTAAAGATAAAGCGTCTGCTGCTTTAGCATACTTATTAGAAAAAGGATTTATACCAACAAAATACGCTGATAGTTTTGCTATAGCCCTTGGTGGTGCTACTTATTATAGAAATAGTGTTAGAAGACACATGAAAAGAGGTATGTCGAAAGTAGAGGCTGAGAAAAAAGCTTGGGAAGATTTTACAGAGATGACAGAGGCAACACAGCAATCTTCTAGGCCTGATTTAATTTCTATGCAACAAGCGTCAGCGCTTGGTAGACCTATATTAGCTTTTGCAAACACACCAATGCAGATGTTTAGAAGACATAAAAGAAGAATACAAGATATAGCTAGTAATAGAGGTAATATGGCTGAAAATGTTGGTAGTGCATTGTATTATGGTTTTGCTCAAACTATGGTGTTCGCGTATTTACAACAAGCTTTATTTGCTGTAGATGATGAAAGTACCGAAGATTTTGTAGAGAAAAAAGAAAGTCGATTCGTTAACACTATTTTAGATTCTTACTTAAGAGGTATGGGTACTGGTGGGGCTAGTGTTTCTGCTTTAAAAAATGGTATTTTAAGTTTTAAAAATGAAAGTGAAAAAGGTTGGAATGCCGATTATGGAAATACTGTTATAGATATGTTAAATGTTTCTCCACCTATTGGATCTAAAGCTAGAAAAGTATACAGTGCATTAAAAACATATAAATATAATAGTGATATAATGCCTGAAATGGGAATAAGTTTAGATAATCCAGCTACACTAGCTATAGCAAACCTTATTTCAGCTGCAACTAATATACCTACAGATAGAGCTGTTATGAAATTACAAAATATTAACGACGCTTGGAACGGTGATTTTGAAAATTGGCAAAGAGTAGCTATGCTTATGGGTTGGAACAAATGGACTCTTGGTATAGAAGATAAAGAACTTAAAGCAGAAAAAGACGAAATAAGATCAAGAGTTAAAGATAAGAAAAAGAATAAAAACAAAGAAGAGAAACTTAAAGAAAAACATCCTGATAAATCTACTGATGAAATTAATTTAATTCAAAAAAGTGATGAAACTTATGATTTAAATAAACGGCAACAAGTAAAAATTATAGAAGGTTTAAATTTAAATCCAAAAGATTATCCTAAAGAAAAAGATCGTGTAGATATAATAATGAAATACTATAGCGAAGATCCTCAAAAAATAGATTCTACGTTAAATGCAGTTAAAAATTACGTGCCTTCAGAATCAGAACAAAGGTCTATAGATTTATTTAAAATGACCAAAAAAGATCAAGTAAATTTATTGCTACAATTGGGACTAAGTACTAAAGCTATTAAAAAGCTTAAGTATGAAGAAGATAGAGTAAACAGAATAATACAATTAGAAAGTAAGAAAAAAGTAAAAAACAACGAAAACAAGTGATTTTAAGATAATATATAAACAACAAAAAGATGGCTAAAGAATTAAATGAAGAAACAGCGTTTAACGTAAGTATAAAAACATTAATTGGAATAGGTTTTGCAATAGCTACAGTAGTAGGTATGTGGTTTGCTTTACAAGCAGATATAGAAGAGGCTAAAGCTTTACCGGTTATACCGCCAGATGAAGTTACTAGAATGGAGTTTGATATGAAAGATCAAATGATACGCAACACAATCATGACCACACAAGAAGATGTTGGTGAAATCAAAGAAGATATTAAGCGTATTGAAGAAAAAATAGACCAACTAAGATGAAACCTACAGGTAGAATATTCTTTACTTACCTGTTGATTATTATCTTCATGTTAGTCGTTGGCCTTGCACAAGGTCAAATAACAGTTGTGCAGTTTAATGCTGAATGGAACTCAGAAAATACAGTAAAATGGTGTACATCTAAACAACTTTCAGACTGTAAAGTGTCTTACATAGATATAGGAAAAAATCCGAAAGCACAAAAAAAACACAGTGTTGTAGTTGTACCTACTATAATTATATTAAATAATGGAGAAGAAGTGAAACGTTATCAAGCTGATCTTAGTTTTAAAATTACAGCAAAAAGAGAAGACGTTCAAGAAATTATAGACGAACAATTAATGAGTGATTTTTAAAATGAAGAAAATATTATTATTATTATTATTACCATTTACATTAATAGGCCAGAAACAAGTTATAGTACATTTAGAAACAGATAACTATCCAAGTGAAACATATTGGATATTAATGAAAGACTCTTTGTATGGGGACACAATAGCTAGCGTTCCAGCTGGATATTACGATTCTTCAAATTCATCTTATTCTGATACGTTATTATTAGCAGACACTGTGACTAATATAACGTTTTTAATGAGAGATACCTATGGAGATGGTATGAGTGGTAGTTTCTATTTGTCTATCTGTGATGATACTATTATATCAGTTCCTACACCTAACTTTAGTAGTGGTATGTATTGGAATAGAATAGTTCCACAGTGTCTACCAAATCCTCCACCACTTGGACCATGTGTTCCAGCGATGGTAAATATAAATTTAGATCAATTTCCTCAAGAAACTTCTTGGGAAATAACAGATACAATGGGCAATATAATTACATCAGGAGGCCCATATCCAAACGTTCCTGATTACGAACCCCAATATATTCCAGTTTGTCTACCTACAGGTGTTTTAAGGTTAACGATATTTGATACGTACGGCGACGGATTAGCTGGAAGTCTGTGGGGAGGACAAGACGGGTCTTACTACCTGATACAATGTGGAGATACCTTAGTAAATGGTAATGTTGCTAACTTTGGGACAGATTCCACTCATACTTTTATATCAGATACCTGTGTTCCTCCACCACCTATACCGGGCTGTATGGATGAAAATTACATTGAATTTAATCCAGCAGCCACAGTAAACGATAGTAGCTGTGCTACTTTAAAAATATATGGTTGTATTGATAGTACAATGTTTAA